GATGAAGTCCAAGTCTTGGCAGTATCTGCAATGATAAGTGCATCAATACCATTTACAATCTCATTCGCTGTAGCATCTGAATCAGACACAAACGAATACAGAGTAGTGTCAACAGTCACGTCGTACTGTGTGCTGTTCAATACCTGCTTAACAGTTAAGTCTGCTGACAGGCAAGCAGCTACATCGATACTAACACTATTTGGGTTTGTGAATTTATCTAAGGTAATAGGATTTTGAAGAACTGTTCCAGCAGGAACCGTTGTACCATTATCACCTTTGTATTGTTGTCTGGGCGTTGAACTCTTACTAGCTGCAAGTCGGCTTACGTTCCTCAGTGCTGCCAAGTCATCAAGGTTTTTACCTTCAGCTTTAGCAATGTTGAAGTTATCGTAAACGGATTGAGTTAATGCATAAAGGTCAGCTAGGCTGGAACCTATGGTATTATTTAACTGACCCAAAAGAGTATCTGGATCAGTGTTGATGTTTGGGTCTATATTGGCTTTTTCAGAAGTCTCAATTTCTTCTAGTACTTCTGGTAAGCGTAAGATCGTTAGACCAGTCGAGGTTAAACCTGCTGCCATCTATTCCTCCTAGATAGTTACCTTAATGTTGTCTATAGCCACAATAGTTCCTTCGAGTGTTTCAGCTTCGAAGGAGATCGTAACCTCCCTCGTATTCTTATCAAACGTGGATGTGTAACTAACAAGTTGAACAATACCATCTCTGCTGAGAATCCCATCCTTGATAGCATTATCCAAGAATCGTTTATCAGATTTACCAAGTAGTTGTTCTGGGTTATTGTCATTCGCTAAATAAGCAATGCCAGCCACAATGTCCCAGAAAACCTCACCTTTAAAAGTGGCTAAGTTTGTCTGTACCTTTTGTCTGGACAATTCCTGTTGTGTTTGTGTTAGGCGCATTGAACTGTTAACAAGCTCAATATCGTCTGTGGTAGGATCTAAGAAAATGTCTACCATTATAGTGGTACTCCTGTGTTACTAATTGAACCAGTAGGTGCAGTAGGAGAACCAACATGTGTATGTAGATCCAAGCTAATACCAAGAGCTGTAACAAAGTCACCAGCAGCTGTTATCTTAGCTCCACTGGAATGTAATACGTCTCCATTGGCCTTGAGTTTCAAACTGTGACTAGCATTAGCCACCGTAATATCTCCGCCAGCCTCTAATTTAAGTGACAGAGTTTTGAACTTTAGTTCTACATCTGTAGCGTTAGGTGTAGCATTATTAGAAGTTGTGGATAGACCGGGGATTGCTATAGCATCTGATAAATTGAATGATCTAGGTCTTTTCGGAGTAAGCGTTGATTTACCATCTGTCAGCAACCAATCATCGATACTATTCTTTGCGAACAGTAACAGGATGGGGTCACCCACTTGGATAGGAAAGGTTAAGAACCCACCACCACCACCGGGGAATACTACAGGTACTCTGTAGATCACAGGACTTTCTATAACGATATCAGGATTGAACACTGTATTAAGTGTAGGTCTGACTGTTTCGCATTGTTCTGTAGGTAGTAGATCAATGTCTTCTACAATACCGGGTAGGACTGTATAAACCTCATCCTCTAACTTACTGCCGATTATATTATCCAGCATTTCATTTAAGCCGAAACTATTCATTATTGCACCTCTGCTGCGTCACAAAGAACCTCGGTCTCCCAACGTTTACCTTCGAACTCCATGTTATGGGTGATTGCTTTTACGAAGTATGTACCTTTGAAATCACCGAAAGCAATTTCAATCTTGGTGGATGGGGTAATTCTTCCATCTAAGAAGAGAGTGAATTTAATACCTTCACCTTTTTGTCCCGATAGCTTTTCTATGTTATCGACTGACTTCTCAATCCTACCGATAATGTTATCTTGTTCTATGGTAATGACTTGTCTAATCAAAGGAATCGAGTTAGGTTCTACCCAGAGTGTGTTAAGAGTTACATAAGCTCTATAGTCAATCTCTTGACAAAGCGAGTCTAAAGTTTTAACTCCATTACCTTTGGCTGTTATACCTGTCTCTGTTTTGATGTCCTTGGCGATTGGTAATCCTGAACCTGAACCAATTAGTGGCCTGCCTGATGGTAATCCTTGCTCAGCTAGATCTGCCATTACCTCTTTGATCATGGTGTCATAGGTAGTTCCCGGTGCCCAATCCCATTTTGAAAAGAAACCTCTAACTGCTCCAGTGTCATTAACACATATGAGTTTAGTTATTCTGTCTTGTCCTTTCTGTGTAGTTACTGTGCGACGGAATGAACCTATGAATACTGCTGGTAATACCTCGTCAGTTTCATAGCCAGCTTCCAAGACAACGATATCATCTGGGAACATTGTCTTAGTCAGATCCTCATCCATATTATAAACTTCTATAATGAATGCATCCGATGAGGAAGCTTTTTTAGTCTTCTTGATAGGAAGAAGGGTTTTTATATGAAGATCATCGACACTCAAAGCATTGGAAGGAATGAGTATGTCTTTGTCAGAAATCATACCGGGGAATAATGAACCTCTTTGAAAGGTCTCACCAGCTACTGTGATAGAAGTTGGTGCAATTTTAATTCGCTTGGGTGATCCCCAAGATAGTTTATACTTTCTACCAAATACGTTAGCCATTAGCTACCCTCGAATGTTGTAATCTCCGCATTAGTCAGGTATATCAACTCGTAGGACAAGCCTATACCAATGTTGGCGAGTGTTGCTGGTGCTCCATCATCCTTAATCTTGACAACGAGAAGATCTCCATGGTCAAAATTCACCAGATTATAGCTAACCAGTAATCGTTGTTCTTCCATTAATTTAACACCAGAGATAACAACAGTATCATCAAGTAGAATGTCTAATCTGACTCTATCATCTTCTCTGGAATTAGTTGTATAAATAAACTCGTAAGTGCTTCCCCCCAATGCTATCGATTGTGTAACGAAAGGAGAAGACGGTGTATCAATTGTAACTGCCATTAAAACCCCCTGAAGCCACCAGCATCATATGCTTTTTGGACTATCTCTAAGTTAGTAGGTGAAACTTCTTGCTTAGTACCTGCTTTAGTTTTCTTTTCAGAAAAGTCGTTCTTGACAGCGGCATCCCTTACTGTTGTTTCAGCAGCCCTTTTACCAAAACGTAGTTGTTCTACAGTAAAGTTAACTTGGAAAGCACTAATTACTTCCCCTCCAGTATTCAACGTCCCTGTTGAACTGTCTTGAGAAGATGTGAAACGGGTGAAGAGACAGTTAGTGTAAGGGCCTCCGTTCTCACCTGCATGAAGCGTAAAGGGTATTTTCTTATCCTTTAATGTTTCTATTTGGAACAGGTATTCTTTAGCGGTTGCTGGTAAGAGCACCCCAGCCTCATCTGTAATAAAAGGTGCTGGTGATTTTCTACCGGGGAAGTTACTTCTGTATAGTGGGTTCCTACTAGCCTTAATATCTGATACCTTACCAGAGAAGGTAATAACTACGTTCTCATTAATGTAGTTATCAGCTAGGTCAGAACCTTCTTGTACAGGAAACTTTGTAAGCCTACCTGATCTTGTTACTTGAACACGAGAAGTGGTGTCCAGCATGTATTTAATACTGTTGCCGTCCACCTCTGCTGAGATAAAGAATATTGACATTATCTATTCACCATTGCTTGGTTACTCGAAAGAGCATCTATTACCGATTGTCTTTGTTGGTCTTGGAAATCCAGATCAGTACTAGCAGTAACATTGTTAGTGATGTTAGCAGTAACGTTATTATTGTTGACCGTGTTACCTCCACCGGTTGTAGGTGTCGTAGGTGTACTAGGTCCAACCAATGCTCCTACTCCTTCAAGTGCAAGGAAGGCTAATCCCACTGGTCCCAGAGCTAACTTCAGTGCTCTCAATGCTCCAACAGTTGTGAAGATACTTGCTGCCCATCCTAAGAAACCTTTGGTGGCTATGCTTGTACCAATGCTTGCCAGAGTCAGACCTTTAAGGAAATTAAGAATTCCTGAAAAGGTCAACTTATCCATTGCTGCCTTACCGAAGATCATACTAGCAGCCCAGTTCAGGGTTCCTGCTGTAACCAACGACATAGCAATTGTCAGTCCTGTACCTGATCCACCTATAAGATTTAAGAGGCTCGTAAGAGGCGTCAGGACAAAGCTGACAGCGTTAAGGATCGCACCAATACCATTAGACAGGCTAACCACAACGGGCGTTAAACCGTTAACCAGAGATGTCATGGAGGTGAAGACAGTGTTAAGACCTGCCCCGGCTCCCCCAGCATTGAATAGCTGGTCAGCCATATCTACAAAGGCGTTACCGAATCTGTCTACGTTAGCCAGTACTTTCGTCTGGGCTTTTTCCAAGGCTCCATTCTCTCTTACTTGCTTACGCAATTGATCAGAGAACTTACCAATAAATTCTGTTGCAGGTAATCCTGCTTTAATCATTTCTTCTAAACGTCCAGTGGTAACTCCCATTGCCTTAGCAGCGGTTGTCATTACGCCCGGAAGCTGTTCACCCAACTGCCTACGAAGTTCTTCTTGGGATACCTTTCCCTTCGATAAAATCTGGGAAAATGCTAGCATCACTAGATTGGTTCTTTCGGCGTTAAGACCGAAGGTACGAGAAGCTTCAGAAGCTGCTAAGAAGATATTCTTAGTCTCTTTAATATCAAGACCAGCACCTTTAGCGGATGCTGCGATCTTAGCGAAACCTTTACCAGCTGCTGTTACACTAATACCGATTCGGTTAGCAGCCTCTTTAACAAATTCAAAGTTCTCTCCAGCTTCTGTAACACTTCCTGATGCTGCAAGGAAGGTAGCTCTCAGGGATTCCATCTCTGTACCAGCTTTGAAGAAAGCACGACCACCCTGTATAACGGCGAAGATAGAGATATAAGAACGAGCAAGGTTCTTCATGCTATCTCTAAGACCTGCGGCGGCAAAGCCTTGTTCTTGCATAGCGTTAGATTGCTTACGTGTTGCTTTTGTAGCTTTAGCTGTCTCAGTGTTGAGTATTTTAATTTGTTTGTTTGTTTGGTTCAAACCACTCGCAGAAGTACCACCACTGCCACCTGTTCTGGTAGTAGTAGTACCTCCCGGTTGTTTAAAACCTCTATTCAGTTTTGACTGCATCTTTTCGAGCTTTTGAAAAGCCTTCTCGATTCGCTTAGTTCCTTTCAGAACTTCAGTATCGTCAAAGCCTACCCTCACCACCCAATCATTAATTATCTCTGCCATTAACTATCCCTCCAAGGATTGTAGATATTATTTTTAGACAAATTCTCGGAAGCTAATATAACTTGAAGGTTAGTTGGAGTGTGCAGACCCGATACTAATCCACCTTGAAGAGGTACTATGTGATCAACATGATGTTCCACTCCCGTAGCTATTGTAAGTAATTGGGCTTGCTCATATACTTCTCTTATTAAGAAAGTATCTGATTCAGTCAACCAAGAAGGAGTTCTCTGAATTTTAGCAGCTCTGCGTTTAGCGCAGTACGCATTAACCTTATCCTTATTCCCTTCTTTCCACCTACGGTTCCTTACACTAACTACTTCTTTACTAGTTGTGTATTTGTCTCTTTTT